CTCGACGATTGAGAAGCTCGCCGAGACGCTCGCGTACCTCCGCTCGCTGCCGCTGGCGGGAATCAACTGGCACCTCGACACGCATGGCCCGGCGGACGTGTCGCACCTCAAGGCGGCGGCTGAGGAGATCCTCGGGCCGGGCAACGTCTACCTCGCTGGACCGCCGCCGCAGGGGAAGCTCTGCAATCGGCACGACAAGCTCATGGCAGTCGGAGCGGACGGCTCGCTCTATCAGTGCGTGACGTTCGCCTACCAAGACATCGAGCCAATCTGCAAAGTCGACGACAGCGTGCGACTGGACGAATTGGAGCGTCGTGTCGAGTGGTGCGACGCTGTCTGCTTTGCCTGCTGCGACCATGTGAAGCACGAGGGCTGAGTGATGGAGTCTCCACCGGATCACCTGCTGTACCCGTTAGACGTGTTCGTCGAGGACTTCAAGGCGAACTACGAGCGAGGCGTCGACGTCTTGCGTGATACCGACGTGGCATTCGTCGGTCTTGCCCGCAACTGCGACAAGTGGCTGGCGGGCAATCTCGCTCGCCTGGTGCAGCTGTGCGACGGCGTCCGCTCGTGGCGGCTGCACGTTCGCACGAACGACAACACCGACGAGACGCCGCGGGTGCTGCAGGAGTTCTGCCAGGAGTATCCGCAGGCGTCCTACATCGACCAGACGCTCGGCCGGAAACACTACGGAGCCGAATGGGCTGGACCCCGGACGCAGGCGCTTGCGGAGTACCGGACGGAGTGTCAGTCGTGGGTAAGGGAGTCCGCGTCGAATGCCGGCTTGGTCGTGGCAATTGACTTCGATATGTGGGGCGGCTGGAGCCACGCAGGATTCATGCACGGCGTGGGAGCACTGGCTGACAATCCGCACGCTTACGGTATGGCGAGCGTGTCGCTGATGCGGCACTTCCAGATGGTGATGAGCCCCGCGGGCGAAGCGAAGCGGGAGAGAACGTGGCTGCACTACGACTGCTGGGCGTTGCGGCTCAACTCGAGCTACGACGACTACACGGCAGGCAGCGGCGGCTGGAAGCACAGCTGGCTTCCGCCTGTAGGATCGCCGTGCGTCCCGGTGTCGTCTGCGTTCGGCGGCATGACGATCTACGAGACCGGCGCGTATCTGTCTGGCACCTATGACGGCAGCGACTGCGAGCACGTTCCGTTCCATGCGTCCATCGCGGCGAAGACAGGCAGGTCGCTCTACCTCGATCCGGCGATGAGGACGGTGATGTCGTGGCTGGATTGACGGCGACGATCAACGTGCTTTCGTTTCGTGCGGATTGGGATTCGCACATGCCGATCGCTGCACTGTGCGTCCGCTACACAATTTCCAAGGACCAGGTCATTCGCCTGCGTGACCTCTGGGATCTGCCGCTGCGGAACAATCGCCGTCTGCGGTACAAGCCTGCCCGCGGCGAGACGCGCGACCCTACGCCGGCCGAGATCGAGCAACGCTGCAAGGAAGTGCAGGCGCGATGGGATGATCGCACCAGGCAGGAGCGGTCGGTCATCAAGCCTCGGCCGGTGACGCTCAAGCGAATCGAAATGACCGACGAGGCTCGCCAAGCGTTCGACGAGCTCCCGGTGGAAGAATGAGTCGCGAGCACGACTACATCGAACGGCGGATCGTCATCGAGTACGGGCGTCGGTACGTGTACCTGACGATGACGGACGCCACGGCGAAGCTCGTGCCGGGCCGGGAGGAGGTCTTCACGCAGCCGTTCCTGCTGGAGCGGCGCGACGCCCACGACGAGGCGGATGACTGCTGGCAGGCGTGCTACCAGCACATCAGCGATGCCGTCGTGTTCCCGATGCCCCTGCAAGGGGACGGGGGGCAGGCGGCAGAATCGACGGAGGACGATTCGCCGCCCTCTGGATGACGCTGCCGTGGACGCCGCCGACAACCTCCAGACAGTCGCCGCCAAGGCCAATGCGTTCCTGGCGGCTGCCCGCGAGCAAGCCGCGGACGGCCTGACATGGGCCGAGTTCGGCCGGCTGCTCGTGCAGTTACTGCACCTGCTCGTCGCCGGGCTCGACGCCGTGACGACGCTGTCGGGTGCAGAGAAGAAGGCGGTCGTGCTGACGGCCGCCGCCGCCCTGTTCGATTCATTCGCTGACAAGTGCGTCCCGCTGACCGTCTGGCCGGCGTGGCTGCTTATTCGGCCGGCGACTCGCGTGCTCATCCTGTCGCTCGCCGCCGGTGCGATCGAAGCCCTGCTCGCAATCACGAGGAGAGACCCCGCATGATGACCTTGCTCATCGTCGCCGCTGCCGTGGCCTGGCTCATGTGGCCGACCGGCAAGGCGACGCCATCACAGGCGATGCCGCTGCCGTCTGACCTGTTCCGAGTGCCGCCGCCTGCGGCACCAGCCACGCCGGATGCCAGGACTGCGATTGACAGCCTGCTGGCCGTGCGTGACCGGCTGTCCGCTGGTGGCCCGCTCGACGAGGAGAGCGGTGCCGCGGTCGACCGTCTCTGGCTGGAGCTGCTCCACGGGAGCGCCAAGCGATGAGCCGAGAGAAGGGAATCGTGTTCGCCGCTCTGCTTGCCGTGGCGGCACTGGCTGCCGTTGTCGAGTTCGCACAGCGTCCAGGCGAAGACGTTCGCCCCGAGCCCGGCCTTTCGCTGCGGGGCAAGTTCGTTGGCCCGGCGGCGGCCGATGACGCTGCCGCGTTCGCCGGGCTGTGCCGAGGCATCGCCGACGCCTTGCAGGCCGACGGCCAGAAGTCGACGCCACGAATCACCACGGGCGTTCAGCTCGAGGACGTTCGTGTCGCTGCCGCCGAGGGGCGATTCCTGCCGCGGACGCTGACCCGCGAGCAGCCTCACGCTACCGCCGCTGCCGGCAGGTATCTCGATGAGGTGGCCGGCACATCTGGCGGGCCGCTCGACACGACGACTCGTGCCAAGTGGGTCGCGGCGTACCGCACGCTCGCCGATGCCGCCGAGGAGGCCGTCCGATGACGCTGCTCGATCATGTGTGGGAGGTCGTCGACAACGCTCTGATGCTGTGCTGCTGCATTGCCGTGCTCGTCGTGGCCGCGTCTGCCATCGCGTGCCCGGTCTACCTGCATCTCATCCACGCGGAGCTTGTCCAGATTCGCGAGCAGTCCGCCTCGTGCAAGTGCAGCGAAGACCGCGGCCCTGGCCCCGTGCTGCCGCGGGTGCTGCCACGCCTCCGCAATCTCGGGGAGGCTGACGATTGAGCCATCGACGCAGCGTCTGGACGATATCGGCCATAGCGTTCGTCGTGTTCGCGGCGGTCGCCGGCGCGATCATCGACCACTACACGCATCGGCTGTTGAAGCGTGTCGACAGTGGCTTCGGCTATCAGCCGAATCCCGAGGGTGTCCGCCTGTTCCTCGGCGAGTTGGCACAGCCCACGTTCGCCGAGGCTGGTGCCGACGCGATGAAGAACGCGACCGGCCGCGACACGTTCCTCTATCGTGCGGTCAACGTCGCCCATCAGCGGAAGTACGGCACGCCGTGGCAGTCGTGGGACCAGGGCTCCGCAGGCACGTGCGTCTCGTTCGCGTTTGCCCTCGGCGAATACACAGCGGAAGCCGTCGACCATGTTGCGGGGAAAGTGAAGGAGCCGCCGGCGGCATGTGCTACGGAGCCGGTGTACGGCGGATCGAGGACGGCCGCCAGAATCCCGCCGATGGAGAGAAACAACGGAGGAGACGGCAGCTACGGAGGTGCCGCGGCACGTTGGCTCACAGGCAAGTGCACCGACAAGACGCTCGGCGGCGTGCTCTATCGCCAACAGTACGGCTCGTTCGACCTGACGAAATACTCCATTACGCTCTCTCGCGATTGGGGACGCAACGGCGTGCCGCTCGAGCTTGCACGCGAGGCCAACAAACGCAAGGCGAAGTGCGTGCAGGTGCAGACCTGGCAGGAGTTGTGTGCCGCGATTGAGCGTGGCACGCCTGTGGCCATCTGCTCGCAGGTGGGCTACGGCCCGACGCCGCGAGTGCGTGACTCTGACGGCGCACTCTCCCGCGGCTCGTCGTGGTCCCACGCGATGCTCGTGTGGGGCGTGCGGCACAAGCACAACGGCTCGCCAGACGATATGGGACTCATTCAAAACAGTTGGAATACCAACTGGGTTTCGGGACCGCGGTGGCCAGACGATCAGCCTGACGGCTCATTCTGGGCACGCCGTCGCGACGTCGAGGCGGCACTGCAACAGGGCGACTCGTGGGCAATCGGCACGAGCTACGAGTGGCGTGACCTACAGAATGCCGACTGGGGGCTGGCACTATGACGCTGATCGTCTGGGCAGTGACCGGAGTCATCGCGGGCAGCATCGCGAAGGCGATCCTGCCGCTGCAGTGGCCCGGCGGCTGGGTTCCGTGTGCAGCACTTGGCTGCCTCGGCAGCGTCGTCGGCGGCCTGCCGTTTGGCCAGGGTCCGGCAGGCATGGTCGGCTCGGTGATCGGCGCTTGCGTCGTCCTGTATCTCTACACCGTCTGGAGCCAGCAGCCGTGAACGCCACACAAAAGAAACTCGCCGTCGCGGCCGTCGTCCTCGTGGGCGTGACGTGGTGGTTCGCGACCGCACCTGACTCTCCGATTCGCCCTGAGCCACCGCGTCCCGACCGGCCGGTGCTGAAGTTCTTCGCGAAAATCGGCAAGCTCGCGGCCCGCATCGGGCTCACCGCCCTGGTCTTCATGGAGCCTGCGCCGGCTGACGCCGACGAGACACAGATGGCTCACGCCGTGCTCGGCATCGACGGCCACGTGCAGCTGCGAAACGAGAGGTGGTAGATGCACGCTCTGTGGCACTGGCTGCTCTATGTGCTGACGTGGTCGTCGGCCGATCCCGGCGTGATTGACGCGGAGCGTGCCCGCACGGCCGGCAGCGTCAACGTCGCCTACGCTGGCCTCGCACTGGAGCCGGCGAAGCCGCAGGACGTTCCGGCTGCCATCGAGCCTCCGAAGCTGTGCCAGCAGTGCAGCGGCACAGGCCGCATCTACCGGCCGGATGGTGGATGGGTGAAGTGCTCCTGCGGTGCGTGCTCGGCTGATCGCTGCCAGGCGAAAGGCAAGGCGACGCGATGACTCGACCGCGTGCGGGATATGTCGGATTCACGCGAACGCCGACCTCGACGGCGGCGTCTGGGATCTGGACGCTGCGAGAAGCAGAGGCGAGCAAGCGTGCGGCAGCGTGGCCCGACACGAGACCGGATGAGGGTAGCGACCCGTTCTACTCAAGCGTGGTTCTCTTGCTCCACGCTGACGGAACTGGCTCTGCGTTCGTTGATTCTTCTCCATACGCGAGAACCATCACGGCAGTTGGCGGCTCCACGCAATCCACGGCGCAGAGCAAGTGGGGTGGAAAGTCGTTGGCGCTGAATGGCAGCGACGCAAACCTATCATTGCCAAGCTCCGCCCTGGCGTTCGCTGGTGATTTCGTCATCGAGGGCTGGATATACCTAATTAGCAACCCGATATATAGCTCAATTGTCGACACAAGAGCGTCGCCTAGCTTCGCAGATTTTGTTGCTGGAGTGTATTCGATTGGTGGCGGGCACAGACTAGATTTTGTGACCGCCGGAGGCGTGCGACTGACCGGAAGCAGCACATCCGTGCCGCTTGGTAGCTGGTCGCATTTTGCATTCGTCCGCAGTTCTGGAGTCATCTCGGCCTATGTGGACGGCGTGCGTGACGCTACGCAACTCAGCTATTCAGCAAGTATTTCGCCAGCGTCGGCCACAGCACTCATCGGAAGAAATGTTGACGGCAATTTTATCAACGGCTACATCGACGACCTCAGAATCACAGTGGGCAGCGCCCGTGGCTACACGGGGTCGACAATCACCGTCCCGACAGCGGCATTCCCTGAAGGCGCCGCTGGGTCTGACCCGTTCTTCTCCTCCGTGGCGCTGCTCCTTCACATGGAGGGCTCTGGCGCAACATTCACCGACTCGTCGTCGGTCGGCAGATCGATCACGGCGTCGGGCGGCTCAACGCAGTCGACGGCGCAGTCGCGCTTCGGGTCAAAGTCATGGCTGTCAGATGGCTCCGGCGATCACCTGACGTTCGGCGGCGGCAGCACGCTGACGATGGGCACTGGCGATTTCACCATCGAAATGTGGCTGCGGCTCAACTCCTACGCGCAGGCGTCGCTGTGGGAGTCAACGCCGATTGGCGGATCGGGCTCGCGATCCACTGGATTCATCTGGTACATCGTGAGCGGAGGGACAGTGCATGTGTACCACAGCGGATCAAACATCCTGTCGACAAGCAGTGCAATCATCCCGCTGTCGCAGTGGTCGCACGTTGCGTTGTCTCGGGCGAGCGGAACCACTCGCATGTACGTTGACGGATCACAAGTTGCCTCAACGGCGTCCTCGTACAACGACACTGCTGCTGGCGGAGCAATAGGCGCATTCTGCGACGGCGGATCGTACAGCATCGACGGCTACATAGACGAGGTGCGTGTCACTCGCGGAGTAGCGAGATACAGCGGCAGCACGCTCACGGTCCCGGCGGCGGCGTTCCCCGACGCGCCGCCGGCTGAGAGCGGTGGAGGCACGCCAGCATTTGCAGTAAGCGGCGCGGGAACTGCCGCCGCAAACGGCACGTACTGCGAGAGCGGAACTCTCAACGGGCGACCGCGATATATCTATGGCAGCTACACCATAGAGTATACGTCCGACTGGATGATCAACGACGAGGGCTACGGGCCGAACTGGCTGATCCGGTTTGGCAGCACTGATTTGTATTACGCATCCGTGACTAACGCGACCCCGCCGCTGAGTGGCTGGGGAGTCGGTTCTGGCGGCTCGCCCGCTCCAACGCTGTCCTCCACCACTTGCTAGACAGTATCGGAGAGGAGATAGAGATGTCGTCCTACGATCAGCTGCCGGGGCAGCTCAACCTCTCTGTCCGCGGCGGCGACCGCCTCTCGGCCGAGATTGACTTCAACCCGATTTCGCTCACGGGGTTCACGATGGCGGCGACGATCTCGTCGCTCGTCGGCGGCAACACGCTCGCCGCGATGACGACGACGCTGACTGACGCGGCGGCCGGAAAGGTCAACGTCTCGTTGACCGGCACGCAGACGGTCGACCTGCCGCGTGGCACGTACCGATGGGATCTGACAGCGACCGACGCCGCCAGCGTGCGGCGTAGCTACCTCACTGGATTCGTCGAGGTCACTCGCTGATGGGCATCACAGTCTCCACAAGCCCGCAGCAGGTCACGGCCTCGGTCAGCGAGGACAAGATCACGGCGGCCGTGAGTTCGCAGGCGGTCACAGCGACCGTGCAGGCGGGCGTCGGTGCCAGCGGTGCCGCCGGCTCTCCGGGTGCGTCAGGCTCGAGCGGCGTTGTTACGGTGTCGGCACCGCTCACGAACAGCGGCACAGGCTCTGCGGCGGCACTGGCTCTGTCTCTAGGGTCTGGCCTGGACGTTTCCGCGGGATCGCTCGTCGTGTCGGCCGTGCCTCTTTCGTCGCTCGCCCAAGGCGGTGCGACCGCCGGCCAGGTCGTGCGGTGGAACGGCACGGCGTGGGCAGTCGGCAACGTGACGGCTGGCAGCACGGCGTGGGATGACATTCTTGGCAAGCCGACTTTCGCGACGGTCGCCACGACGGGCAGCTACGCGGACCTCACCGGGAAGCCGACGATACCGTCTGCGTACACGCTGCCAACCGCAACCGACAGCGTCCTGGGCGGCGTGAAGATTGGATCGGGCATCAGCATTGACGGCAATGGAGTCATCTCGTCGGCCAGCTCGTATACGCTGCCAACGGCTACGGGCTCCGTTCTCGGCGGCGTCAAGATCGGCAGCGGCGTGAGCATTCTCGACGGCGTGATCTCGGTCTCGACAAGCTACGCGGCCGTCTCGCACACGCACGCGGCCAGCGCGATCACCGACTTCTCAACGGCAGCGCTCGCCGCCGTGACGTGGACGACGATCACGGGGAAGCCGACGCTCGGCACGCTGGCATCGCAGGATGGCACGTTCAGCGGCACGTCGAGCGGCACGAACACGGGCGACCAGACGATCACGCTCACCGGAGACGTCACAGGCAGCGGCACTGGTTCGTTCGCGGCCACGCTCTCGAGCACGGGCGTCTCGGCGGGCACCTACACGAGCGTGACGGTTGACGCGAAGGGGCGCGTGACGGCTGGCTCCTCGCCGACGGTCGCGTACTCGTCACTCTCGGGAGTGCCCTCGACCTTCTCCCCGACGGCACACAAGTCATCGCACGCAGCTGGCGGCAGTGATGCACTGACGGCCGCCGACATCGGCGCGGCGTCGACCAGCCACGCCAGCACGCACGCAAGTTCGGGCTCAGACCCGGTAACGATTGCCGCCAGCCAGATCACCGGGCTGACGATCAACACGTTGTCCAAGACAATCCAGCGATTCACGCCCAGAGATAACCAGCCACCAGCCAGCAACTTCGCAACGCTGGACACGCGCAACAGCATCCTTGTTTTGGAGTTCGACGCCGCCACAGAAGAGTCGGCGTACTTCGTCGGCGTGGTCGACGAGTCGATGACACTCACCAGCGGCATCACCGTCCGACTGTGGTGGATGGCCGACACTGCGACGAGCGGCAACGTCCGATGGGGCGTGCAGCTTGAGAAGACCGGCACCGATATGGATGCAGATTCTTTCGACACTAACGCCCAAACGACAAGCGCAGCGAACGGCACCAGCGGCGTCGAATCGGTGGCAAGCATCACCATCACCAGTATCGACTCGCTGACGGCCGGCGACCGTTACAGACTGCGCGTTTACCGTGTTGCAGCCGACGCCACGAACGACACCATGACCGGCGACGCGCAGCTCGTCGCCGTGGAAGTGCGAGCGGCGTGATGGCATACCAGTTTGTCCGCGCGTCGTCGCAGTCCCTACAGGCATCGGCCGCGCCAGCGCAGGGGCATCCGATGACGCTGGCCGCGTGGGTGTATCCATTTGCCACCAATGTCGGGCAGGTCGCGCTGTGCGTGTCGGAGACGATCCCGACGCCCGGACACCGTCATGTCATTGGCATCAGTGGCGGCGGTCTGTGGCGGGCGGCGACACGTGGGGTGGTCGCTGGGACTTCGACCACCGTCAACGCTTTGGGCAGCAGCGCCACAGCTAACGAGTGGACTCACCTAGCGGGCGTGTTCACGTCGTCGAGCAGTAGGTCTGTCTACGCTAGCGGAGCTTTGCAGGCCACTGCCACAACAACCATCTCGTCAATAAATTCTTTCACCCGCGCCACCATCGCGGCGGATGTTGACGGCGGCGTAATCGGAGCCTACTGGGGCGGCGCGATTGCCGAGGTAGGCGTGTGGAGTGTCGCGCTGACGGCCGACGAGGTTGCCAGCCTTGGCAGGGGCGTGACGTGCGATCAGGTGCGTCCGCAGTCGCTCGTTTTTTACGCGCCGCTGATCCGCAGCCTCGGTGACGTGGCACGCGGGATTGCGCTGACAAACGTCGGCGACGCCACCGTCGCCGCACACCCGAGGGTCTACGCATGAGTCTCTACATCGGCACTGACGGCGAAATCCGCGACTTGCCTGACGACCTCGTATCCGCATGGGAGGCCGCCGGCAATCCCAAGTCCGCCACATGGACGCTGCTACCTGCTCGGCCGTCAGACGCTCACCAGTGGATCGGCGGCGAGTGGGTGTTGTCGCCACAGCCTGTGCCGGAGTCGGTGACGGCCCGGCAGATACGCCTGTGGCTGGTGCGGCACGGCGTGTCGCTCGCCCAGGTCGACGCTGCCATCGACGCGATACAAGACGCACAGGCCCGCGAGGAAGCCAGAGTCGAGTGGGACTACGCGCCCTATGTGGAGCGGTCGCACCCGATGCTCGTGCCGCTCGCCGCGGCCCTTGGGCTCGACGAGAGCCAGGTCGACGATGCGTTCCGCCAGGCGTCCACGATCTAGGGTGAGCCATGCCACAGCGAATCGAGTTCATCAAGGCCGCTCGTGCGAATTACCAGGTCCGCAGGCGCGACAACGGGCCGAATGCCCACAAGCGGGGCTACTGCTCGCCGCAGCACAAGGCGTGGCGGCTGGCTGTGCTTGAGCGTGACAACTGGCAATGCCGCGCCTGCGGTCGTGTGTGTGCCAAGCGACGCGAGGCCCACGCAGACCATGTGCTATCGGTGGTGAGCAGGCCCGACCTCCGGTACGACGTAGCGAATGGCCAGTGCCTCTGTGCGTCGTGCCACAGCAAGAAGACAGTGCGCGGTGGTTGACCCGGGGGACGTGGAACTTTTGGAAGCCCGTAGGTTGACACAGGGTGCATATATAAAGAACGGAGGCCACACCCGACCCCATAGGGGGGGCACGGCAAAGGCCGGCAACGAGGTAAACCACAGGTGATCCCTGCGCGTGCGCGGCCGGGGGTTTTCGGCCCCCCCCTCTACGAGTCTCACAACTGCGTTCTCTAGCCCGTTTCCCCTCACTAATAGTTTCCCTACATGAACATCCGAAACCGCGTCAAATCGCTCCGCATGGTGCCTGCGAGCGATCTCCGGCCCAATCCGAAGAACTGGCGGACCCACCCGAAGGCTCAGCAGGACGCGCTCCGCGGCGTCTTGGCCGAGGTCGGGCTGGCCGACGCCTGCCTCGCCCGTGAGTTGCCCGACGGCTCGCTCATGCTGATCGACGGCCACCTGCGCGCCGAGACGCTCGGCGACGGCGACGTGCCGGTGCTTGTCCTCGACGTGAACGAGGCCGAGGCAGACAAGATTCTTGCCACGCTCGACCCGCTCGCGGCGATGGCCGACAGCGACGCGGCGAAGCTAGATGAACTGCTGCGCAACGTGGATACCGGCAGCGAGGCGTTGCAGCAGTTGATCGCAGCGACGGCGAGCGACGCGGGGCTGTACCAAGAACTTTCGACACCCGTTGACGGAGACGACGACGAACCTCTGGAGGACGAAGACGACGAGCCTGCCCCGAGCGGCGTCCGCATGGTGCAGTTGTTCCTCGACGAGTCGAACATCGGCGAGTTTCAAGACGCCTGCACACAACTTGCGGAGGAGTACGCAACCGAGAACATTACCGACACGGTTCTGGAGGCGGTGCGCCGTGCAAGTGCATCACTGTAAAGCGAAGTTCGACGCGGACCACCTCGCTGGAACCAAGCTCGACGACTCGCACTACGATCACCTGCTCGGTGGCGACGAACCGTGCGACGTGTTCAAGCCCGACGGCACGCCGTTGGTCAAGTACCGTCCGCGTTGGTTCAGCGACGAGTTATGCAGGTCGGTGCTGCCCGCGTGCCGCAAGGCAGCAACGAAAACGAACAATCGCGGCATGGCGGCTGGTGACATCAAGCAAGTCTCGCTCGGAACGCATCGGCCAATCGAGGCGCACTCAAAAACGCACTTCCGCACGATCAAGCAAGACGGCACGATCAGCAACACCACTCGCGGCGGCGAGGTTGAAAGCGGAATCATTGGATACTTCGACCGCAGTGCGAGGTTTCCGTTCTGCCGCCAAACATCGTTCTTGATTTCGCAGGCCGCTGCGTGGAAGCGATTCCTCCCGTACATCGAACGGGCCGACGAAGGCTTCCGCGAATTCATGCCCGAGCGATGGGCAGCGCAGCGCGAGCACGCGAACCGAACGGCCTCCGATTGGGTGATTCCGCAAAGCACGTTCACGACGGTCACGGTCAACAAGAACTTCCAGACCGCAACGCACAAAGACGCTGGCGACCTTGCCGCCGGCTTCGGCGTCATGTCGTGCCTGCGGAACGGCAAGTACGACGGAGCGCATCTCGTGTTCCCGGCGTACCGCGTCGCGGTCAACTTCGCGCACGGGTGCCTGTGCCTCGCGGACGTCCACGAGTGGCACAGCAACACTTCGTTCGCGCGAATGCGGCTCGGCTACGAACGCATCACGCTCGTTTTCTACTACCGCGAGAACATGATCCACTGCAAGGACGCCAAAGCGGAAGTCGAGTGGGCGAAGAATCGCAAGCGAGGCCAGCCACTTTCGGGAGGCAACGGTTGAGCGAGATACCGATCTTCGTCCCGAGCAAGGGGAGGCCAGACTCAAGCACCGCAAGGCTGCTCGCAGAGGCTGGCCTTGCGTTTACCGTTGTCGTCGAACCGCAAGACGAGAGGCGTTATTCACGATGGCCCACGGTTGCCCTCGAACGCAATGACCAAGGCATCGCCTACGTGAGAAGCTGGATCAAAGCAAACGCAGCTAGCGACTGGTATTGGATGCTGGACGACGACATTGCAGCGTTCTACGAAACAGCAAGTGGACGAAACAAGCGGGTAGATGCCGCGAGAGCGATCCGCGGAGCGGAGAAGTTTTTCGTTCAAGATAAGTCCGTCGCCCAGGCTGCACTTGAGTACCAGCAGTTCGCTTGGAGCAGCAAGAAGCCGGTGAAGCACGGCGGGTACTGCGACGTTGCCGTGTGCATTCACGCGGGCCGAACTGCGTTTTGTTCGTATCGCCCAGAAGTTGCACTGAAGGAAGACCGCGACTTCACGCTGCAAGTGCTGGCTTCCGGATATAGGACAGCGCGAGTCTGCGCATTTTCGTTCGCCGCTCCGAAGAACGGGAGCAACGCTGGCGGCCTGCAAGCTGAGTACGCGAGAGCTGGCCGCGAGGCGGCAGCTAGCATGAGAATGTGCCAGTTGTGGCCCGGTGTCTGTTCGCCGCTCACGAAACCCGACGGGCGCAAAGACGTGAAGATCAACTGGCGTGCGATGAGCAAGGCAGCGAGGTGAATAATGGGCAAACGCGGCCCCGCCCCCGAACCGTCGATCCTGAAATACATTCGCGGCAACCCGTCGAAGGACGCATTGCCGACGAACGAGCCGACGCCAGAACTGCTCGACAAGCTCGACCCGCCGCCGTCCATCGAAGACGACGCGGTCGCCGTGAAGAAGTGGCATGAGACGGTGCCGACGCTGCGGCGAATGCGAGTGTTCACGGAAGCCGACGTGGATGCGTGGGCACTCTATTGCCATACATGGTCTAAGTGGATCGAGGCCAAGGAGAAGTGCAGGCAGTTCGGCCGCGACAACGTGATGATGGAGCCAGATCCGAATCGCACGGACGGGCGGATGCGGATCAAGTGGACGCAGCCGCACTCGTGGGCCGTCGATGAGCGGTCGCTCCGCAACGACTTGCGGCGGATTCAGCAAGACTTCGGCATGACGCCGAGCAGCCGGTCACAGGTATCCACGACAAATGGAAACGCAGATACAGACCCGGTTGCCGCCTACGCTGCGAAGCGACGCCGTCCGTCAGGGGCTTGACTACTACTTCGACCCCGAGGCCGCGCAGCACGCCGTCAACTTTTTTGAAGGCTGGCTGCGGCACTCTAAGGGCAAGCACGCGGGCCAGCCGTTTACGCTGCTTGAGTGGCAGACGGTGATGATCGGCGAGTTGTTCGGCTGGAAGCGGCTGGCCGACGACACGCGCCGCTACCGCGTGGCCTACATCTCGACGGCGAAGAAGTCTGGCAAGTCCACGCTGCTCGCAGGCATCGGCCTCTATCTGCTCGTCATGGACGGCGAGAACGGAGCCGAAGTCTACGGCGCGGCTGCGGATCGCGAACAAGCCTCGGTGGTCTACCGTGAGGCGGCGAGCATGGTGCGGGCTTCGCCGCAACTCTCCCGCGTGCTGGAAGTCATCGACTCCCGCCGCACGATTGCCTACCGCAAGGAGGCGTCGTTCTACCGCGTCCTTTCCGCCGACGCCTTCCGTGCGGAAGGATTGAATATCCACGGGCTGCTGTTCGACGAGCTTCACGCTCAAAAAGATCGCCGCCTGTGGGATGCCCTCCGCTACGGTGGCGCGGCCCGCGAGCAGCCGCTGCTCTGCTCGATCACGACGGCAGGCTACGACCGCAAGGGCATCTGCTATGAGCAGTACCAGTATGCCAAGGCGGTCGCGGCGAACTGGCGGCACGACCCGACGTTCTTCTCGTGCATCCACGAGATGGAGGAGGGAGCCGATTGGAAAGACCCCGACGTGTGGCCCCAGGCGAACCCGTCGTGGGGCGTGACGATCAAGCCGGGCGACTTCGCCCTCGACGCCAAAGAGGCCGAGCAGTCGCCAACCAAGCTCAACTCATTCCTCCGCTACCGGCTCAACACTTGGACCTCCTCCGACGTTCGGTGGCTGTCACCGGAAACGTGGCAGCAAGGTTCGGTGCCGCTCCGCGACTTTGGCGATCGGCCCGTCTACGCGGGCCTCGACCTTGCCACGACCTACGACCTCTCTGCCCTGGTCCTTGTCTGCCCCGATCCCGAGGACGGGAGCATTGACGTGCTGCCGTTTTTCTGGATTCCAGAATCCAACGCCGTCGAGCGGAGCCAGCGGGACAAGGTGCCGTACACCGACTGGATACGCGATGGACATCTCCGCACAACGGACGGCAACGTGACCGATTACACGGTTCTCCATCGCGACATTTCCGCCATCTGCGAGCAATACCGCGTGCGACAACTGGCGGTCGACCTAAAGTTCAACGGACAGATGATCGCCAATATGCTGCAAGGGGACGGGGTTGAAATGAGAGGATTTCCGCAGGGCGGTCGCGCGATGAGTGCGCCGGCTAAGGCTCTGGAAAACTTGGTCGGCAATTCCAAGATTCGACACGCAGGGCATCCTATCCTGACGTGGTGCGCTGGAAACGTCGCGGTGCACGAAGACCGCTACGGGAACATTTATCCGAGTAAAGCCAAGTCAACGGAACGAATCGACGGCATCGTCGCCTTGTGTCAGGCGATTGGGTGCTGGGTCATAGCCGACCAAACGCCGTCACAAACGCCCGAGATCTTTTTTCTATGATCGCTCACGAGCACCGGATTCTCTGGCTCCCCGGCGAAGAGCGCTCGTGGGATGACGATGGCGGCGGTCGTTCACCGGCCGGCGTGCGAATCACGCCAGAGAATGCGACCTCGGTCGCGGCGGTGTTTTCGTGCCTGCGGATTTTGGCAGAGACGGTGGCGGGCCTGCCGCTCCACCTGCTCGAGCGGACGCCCGGCGGCGGCAAGCGACTCGCCCGCGAGCTGCCGCTGTACCGAAAGCTGCACTCCCAGCCAAACGCATGGCAGACGAGCTTTGAGTGGCGTGAGCAGATGGTGATGCACGTCGGCCTGTGGGGCGACGCCGAGAGCGAGCTTGTTCCAGGTCAGTCAGGGGCGATCGACCAGATCGTGCCGCTGCACCCGAGCCGAATGAAGACCGAGACGCTGGAGAACGGCCGGCTGCGGTACACGTACCGCGAGGCGAAGGGCAAGCAGACGATTTACACCGACGAGCAGATCCTGCACGTCCGCGGCCCAAGCGACGACGGCGTGCATGGCATCTCGGTGGTGGAGGAGTGCCGCGACGCGATTGCCCTGGCTCGTGCGTGCGAAATCCACGGGGCGAGGTTCTTTGGTGCCGGTGCCCGGCCGGGATTCATCCTGTCGACCGACAACCAACTCAACGCCGACGCTCGCCGCGAGCTTGCAGAGAACTGGAACCGCAAGCACCGCGGCTCGTACAACGCTCACGAGACGGCCGTCCTCACGGGCGGGCTGAAGCCCTACGAGGTGCCATACGCCAGCAACACCGACTCGCAGTATCTGGAGCTGCGGGAGTACCAGCTGCGCGAGATCGCCAGGCTGTTCCGCATCCCTGGCTATCTGCTGGGGATTGAGCCGGGTACGCCGCAGGCCGAGATTCAATTCGTCACGCACACGATCATGCCGTGGCTGCGACGTCTCGAGTCGGCATTCATGCGTGACCTCATCGTCGACGACGAGCGGTATCTGGTCGAGTTCGACGTGCGGGGGCTCTTGCGTGGCGATGCCGCCAGCCGGTCGGCGTACTACCGTGCGATGTGGGACATCGGCGTCGTTTCGACCAACGACATCAGGGCGAGCGAGAATCTTGACCCGGTCGATGGCGGCGACGAGCGGTATCGGCCGCTGAACATGGGCACGCTTGGGGCACCGCCGTCTGTTGGCGACGTGCTCGCCCAGCAGCAGCCCGGCAGCGGCATCGACGGGCAAGCGGTCGAGGGCGGCATCGCTGCGGCAGAGCAAGGCCAGCCAGCCGAGTCTGCGTCTCCGCAGGTGGCCGACGTGTCGCTCAACGGGGCACAGATCACGGGACTGATTGCCATCCTGACGCAGATTCCGGCGGGGCTGCTGACAAAGGAAGGGGCGGCGGCACTGATCGCCGCGTCGTTCCCGAGCATTACCGCCGCACAGGTTGCGTCGATTCTCGCGGGAGTGCGCGAGGCAGCACCGCCGGCAGAACCGGCACCGGCTCCCGTTTTGCAGCCCGAGCAAGCCTCCGAAGCCCGCGCTGAGCCTGGCACCGTGTCGGAAGGCGACTTCGTCTCGTGGGATTCGTCGGGCGGTCGCGCTCGCGGGCGGATCGACCACGTCATGGACTACGGCACGCTCGACATTCCAGGCACAGACTTCAAGATCGAGGCGAGCGAGGAAGACCCTGCCGCCCTCATCACGGTCTACGAAGAGGTGACCGGCGGGTGGCGGGCGACCGAGACGCAAGTCGGTCACAAGGTGGCGACGCTCACGAAGATCGACCCGCTGCCCGAGCCGCCGCCGGTCGAGGAGAGCGCCTACGGCAAGCCCAAGCGTAAGGGGCGTCGAGATTGCGGAACTGGTGCCGGCGGTTTCAAGCCTGGCAATAAGTGTGCTGGAGAAGGAAGCGGAAGCGACGGAGGCGGTAGTGGAGATGGTGGCGGTCAGGTTGACGCAGGAACGTTTTCGTCCCAACCAAACTTTGCGCCAGCAGATGATTACCCTGCCGCTGGCAAAGGCGGATTGGTTGGAGTCAGGCTTCACGAGATCGCCTCCGAAGGCGACTTGAGCTCTTACGAATCAATGAGCGTTAGCAGCGGAACCAACTACCTCAAGCGGCTAATGCCAGACGAAGCGGCCAGCGATCTTCGTCGCATCGTGAGCGATGATTCCTTCAGAATCAAGGAAAGCAAAACTGTTTACTTCGGCGTAGATTCGTCTTTTGACGCAAAGATCAGCGATAGCGATGAGTATCAGTTCACGATTGCAAGGCACTCTGGCATCACCCCAGAAAGGGCGTTGAACTACGCGGTGAAGGCTGACCGCACTGGCAGCGGTGCGGTGTATGAAATGGAGCTCCCGGCTGGATCAAGAACCGTCTACGCCGACGTATTCAGCCAGCCTGAGGTTGTGTCGATGCCGCTTTCTCGAATCAAGATCGTAGAAAAGGGAGAAAGAGAAATCGACGGCGTTCGCGTTCCTTATCGCAAGGTCAAGCTGATTGATGACGGAACTGATGGCTTGTCCTCGTACTTCGATGCTGTGGATAGAGTTGACGAAAAAATATCAAGCAAGCAGAGGGTGCGAGCCGTAAGGAAGAAGGCCGATGGCGAAGTATGACCACATCGACTTCACGCCCCCGGCGGGTGTGCGGAGTGAGGCACAGAAGGGGCTTGATTGGCGAAGCGAGTACGGCCGAGGCGGCACGGCAGTCGGCGTGGCTCGCGGACGCGACCTGAGCAACGGCACGACGATCAGCCCCGAGACAGCACGCCGGATGAAGGCGTATTTCGACCGGCACGAGATCGACAAGCAAGGCGAAGGCTGGAGCCCCGGCGAGCCGGGCTTCCCAAGCAACGGGCGAATCGCGTGGGCATTGTGGGGCTCCGACCCAGGGTGGGCGTGGAGTCGCAAACTAGTTGAGCAAATGAACGCCGCAGACGAGGAGAACCGAAGCATGATCGAGCGACGCAGTCTGTACGAGGAAGAGTCCGCCGACCTGCCGCTGCTCCGAGTGGAGTCACGCTCCGAGGACGGTGCCGCGGATTCGCGGTGGATCGTCGGGTACGCCGCGAAGTTCGGCGTGAACTCGCTTGACCTCGGTGACTTCGTAGAGCGGATTGACCCGCAGGCGTTTGGCATCGTTGCCGAGCGGCGTGGACGCAAGAGGCCGCTGGAGACGCGAGCCCTGTGGAACCACGACGCCAACTTCCCGCTCGCTCGGTATCCCGGCACGCTGCGGATGAACGTGGACGACATCGGGCTGCGGTACGAGTTCCCCGTGCCAGACACGACCTACGGCCGCGACCTCGCTGCGAACATCGACGCGGGCATCGTCCGTGGCTCGTCGTTCTCGTTTCAGATCGCGCCGGGCGGCGAAGCATGGAGCGTCGAGGACGGTCGCAGCATCCGCACCGTGACGAGGATCGACTCGCTGATCGACGTGGGGCCGGTCACGTTCCCGGCCTATCCCGACGCCGACGTGAGCGTAGCCCAGCGATCCTTCAACGCCTTCCGCAGCCAGCGTGACGCCGACTCGTCCCGGCTCCTGGCGGTACAGGCACGGGCCGCAGACCTCCGCGAGTACCTCCGCAGGCATGGCCGCTAGAACGAACGACCCATGCAGTTGCCGCCGCGGCAGGCTGGAAATCGCCAGTAGCCAGCGGCACGGCGACTATCAGGTGCGGTACCTGCGGTGCCGCGCCTGCGGCTGCACGGACAAGCACGTGCTCCATGCGGTCGAGGTCCGCCGGCTGAAGGTCGGCTGATTCGTTTACTGTCGACGCCCTTTCACTGCAAGGGTCGCGGGGTCTCTCCGTAGTTTTGAGTGTGCGGGCGGCAAGCGTCGCCCATCCCGTACACAGGAGTCTTCGCATGGACAAGCTCAAGAAGCTGCTCGACGAACTCGCCGCGGTGGTTGCCGAGATGGAAGCGACTTCGGAAATGCCCTCCGAAGGTGACGCTCCCGCGATGAGTGCCGAGCAGGAGGCGTCCCTCCGCTCGCTCGAGACCCGTGCCGCTGGCCTCCGAGAGCAGATCGAGCTGCTGCAGCGGATCGAGGCGAAGCAGGTCGAACTGCGTGCCGTTCTGGAGCGTGCCGCTCCCGCCAAGACGGTCGAGAAGACCGAAGCCCCCGAGACCAAGGAGTCCGTCGTGGAAAACCGCAACTACGCTGTCCCCCGTGCGACCGGCAAGCTCAAGGGCTTCGTCGGCCCCAACGCCGAAGAGCGTGCCTACCGTGCCGGAATGCACCTCAAGGGCTTTGTGCTCGGTGACGAGGAGGCTCGTCGGTGGTGCCGCGATCACGGCGTCGAGAGCCGTGCCCAGGCCGGCGGCATCAACTCGCTTGGCGGCGTGCTCGTGAGCGAGGAGCTGTCGAGCGAGATCATCCGGCTCGTCGAGGAGTTCGGCGTGGTGCCGTCGGAGTTCCGCCGCGTCTCGATGAACACGGACAGCATTCTGGTCGCCCGTCGCACCGGCGGTCTGTCGGCTCGGCCGATCGGCGAGAACGCTGCTCCGACGACCAGCGACGTGACGTTCGACAACGTCAACCTCGTGGCGAAGCTGTGGGGCATCGACAACCGCGTGCCCAACAGCCTGCTCGAGGACTCGGTGGTGGACCTGGCCGACGCCATGGCCGTCGAGGTGGCGCAGTCGTTCGCGGAAGCGTTCGACAACGCGGGCCTCATCGGCGACGGCGGCAGCACCTACCACGGGACGACGGGCGTGGCGACTGCTATCAACGATGGCACGCACACCGCGGGCGTGGTGACGGCGACCAGCCGCACGACGTTCGACGCCCTGACGCTGACGGACTTCACCAACCTCGTGGCTCGGCTTCCGCTGTTCGCTCGGCGGTCGGCGAAGTTCTACATCAGCCCGGCCGGGTACGGCTCGTCGATGCTGCGGCTCATGGTTGCCAACGCGGGCAACAACGCCTCGGACATTGCTGGCGGTGCGAACCTCCAGTTCCTCGGCTTCCCGGTGGTGCTCTGCCACCCGCTTCAGTCGGCTCTCACCGGCACGACCGGCACGGTGGCCTGCCTCTTCGGCGACATGAGCCAGGCAGCGACCTACGGCGAGCGGCGTGCGGTCACGATCAAGACCGACGGCAGCCGCTTCATCGAGTACGACCAGACGCTGACCTTCGCGACCGCTCGCGTGGCGATCGTCGCCCACGACCTCGGCTCCACCACCAAGGCCGGCCCGGTGGTCGCCCTCAAGTTCGGCTGAGAACACCCCCTTCCTAGGAGACTCTGATCCATGAACCACGTTGCTGCTACGAAGTCCGCTGCGGCCGGCAAGGGTGCGGTCTACACGTCCTCGCAGACCGCGACCCTGACGCTCGACACGCTGGGTTATGCCTATGCGTCCATTGACGTGATCGCCGGCCCTGCGGCTTCGACGTCGAGCGTGTTCCAGACCCTGACGCTCACCGAGTCGGATGCCAGCACCGGCACCTACTCCACCGTGTCGGGATTTTCTGGCGACCTCAAGCCGGCGGCCTACGCCGGCCAGACCGCGACGGACGCGATGACCGTCTCGCGGCTGGACGTGGATCTCCGCGGCAAGAAGCGATATCTCCGGGTGGTGGCGAGCCCCAACACCGACACGGTGATCGTGGTCTCGGCTCGGCTCGGCCGCGGCGAGGCTGGCCCGGTCGACGCGACCGGCAAGGGCGTGAAGGTCTCGGTCGAGTCCTGATCGCTTGACACTATCGTCATTCTGGACGGCTGGCAGGGAGCAATCCCCGCCAGCCGTCTCCTTTTTCACGAGGTACCAGAATGATCGTCAAGATCGGGAACACGGAGGCAGACATCCGCGTCGAGGCGGTGCTGTCGATGCCGCGGTTGAGCTTTACCGCAAACCACTTCGCATGGGCTCAGGCGCTCATGCCTCTGGGGATTCGCCCGACTATGGGGACCGGCGCATTCTGGGGTTGAGCCCTCTGGCTAAATGCCAGGGGGCTCAACCCTAGGACAAATGCGACCAAGTCAATTCTCGCATCTTCGAGCAGTTCATTGATAAATGCGAGTACATTTTGACGTTGGATTACGATACCTTCATGACCCGCGCCGACGTCGAGCACCTCTTCACGATGGCGCTCACGTTCCAGTGCGACGCACTGACCGGCTTGCAGACCAAGCGTGAGGACGGCCGTCCGATGCTCACGCTCAAGGGCACGCTCGACAATCCTCCCGAGAGCGGCAGCACGACGGTGCCTGCCAGCTGGTTCGGCGAGCCCGTGCAGGAGGTGGACAGCGCACACTTCGGTTGCACCGTGATTTCGACGGCGGCGCTGAAGCGATGCAAGAAACCGTGGTTCTGGTCAAAGCCAGCACCGGACGGCACCTGGAATGACGGCAGATTAGACCCGGACATTTACTGGTGGAAAAACTGGCGTGACAGCGGGAACCGCGTGTTCGTCACGCCGCGAGTGATTCTCGGCCACGGCGAGTACGTCGTGACGTGGCCCGGCAAGGATCTCAGCTCGCCTGTCTTCCAGTGGACGACGGAGTTCACGAGCAAGCTGAAAGCCCCCGACACTGCATGGAGCGTGCCCCAATCGTGAAAATCAAATTCCAGAAGAACTACTCGACTTACCGGCCGGGCGACGTTGTCGATTGCGACGAGGCAGTGGCTCGTCGGCTCATCGCCGAGGGCACTGCCGTAGCAGATCGGCAGGCCGACCTGATCGAGACGGCGGCACTTGAGCCTGGCGGCGAGTCTGCGGACCTGACTCCGCGGCGGCGGGGGCGACCTCCCAAGGAGCGAAGCGTTGAACTACCGCAGCATCAGGACGGTCACGCAGCCGATAGTTGAGCCTGTCTCGCTGGCCGAGGCGAAGGGCCACTGCCGGGTCGACTCGACAACCGACGACGCCTACATCGCGTCGCTGGTGACGGCGGCACGTGAGTGGGTCGAAGCGTACATGGACGAGTCGCTCGTCCACCAGCAACTCACCATGAAGATGGACGGGTTTCCCGTCGAGATTGAGCTGCCGCGTCCACCGATGGCAACCGCCGGCACGACGACTGCCGTCACGGTCACCTACACGCTCGACGAGACAGGCACGACGGCAACGCTGTCATCGACGCAGTACCGCGTGGACCGCGACAGCACGCCGGGCGTGATCCGCACGAACTACGGCGGGGCGTGGCCGGGTCACATCATGGACTACAACGCCGTCACTGTGACGTGGTGGGCAGGCCGCGGCTCGTCTGGAAACGACGTGCCGCAGGGCGTCCGCAACGCAATCCTGATGCTCGTGGGGCACTGGTACGAGCGTCGGCTGGCGGCCGATGCCGGGGCGTTGAATGAGATCCCATTCGGTGCGAAGGCGCTGCTCGACGCTCAACGCTGGGGCTCGTACCGATGATTGACCCTGGCAAGCTCCGCGAGCGGGTGACGGTGCAGGTCGCCAGTGGCACGACCAATGCCCTCGGCGAAACGGTGCTGACGTGGTCCGACTCGTCTGCCGTCTGGGCGAGCGTGGAGGGCGTGTCGGCACGCGAGCAGATCACGGCGGGGCAGAGCCAGACGGCGATCAGCCACCGCGTGCGGCTGCGGTATCTGCCCGGCCTGACGCAGTCGCATCGCTTCTCGTGGCGGTCTCGCACGCTGGAGATTGTCAGCCTGCTCGAGCACGGCAACCGCCAAGAGCACGAGGCCATCTGCCAGGAGAACACCTAGATGGCGACAGCCGGTATCGTCATCTCGGCGAACTTCCCTGACCTTCAGCGGGTGGGAGACGCTATCCGGGGGCTGGGCGACACGAACTTCACCGCACAGTCGTTGAAGAATGCGCTGGAAAAAGCCATTGAGCCAGCCAGGCTTCGCCTGCGTGAACTCACGCCCGTCGGGCCGACCGGCAATCTGCGTGCTGCGATTTCCACAAAAGTCATCGCGTACTCAAGGGATGGCAACGCCGTCGCCCTGATCGGCTACCAGCGTGCCGGAAAGCTCGACTCCACCAGTGCCGCCGGCGGCAAGGTCCGCTCCTCGCGGGCGTCTTCTGGCGACCGGGCATATCACCAGTGGCTCATTGAGTACGGCACGCGGCAGCGTGTGGTCGGCAAGTTCTCAAACACGCCGTACCAGCGGAAAAGCCCTACGGTGCCGTTTGTGCGAACCCGCATGGGCATACAAGAGACCGTCCGCGGCAAGGGCGTCGTCCATACGGTCAAGGGTCAGAACGCCTACATCGCGTCGAGCTTCAAGACCCTCGGGCCATTCGACACGATCCGCCAGCGAAACGGCCGCGTGCAGACTGATCCGCCGTATCCGGGGGCGTTCTTTCGCAAGTCAAAAACGCCCATCGTGATCGCACCGACGCCCGTGGGCGGTCGTGCAGGACGCCCGCCGGTTCGCACTGCTTTTGAACAGTCGCAGAGTCAGGTGGCGTTCATCCTGCAGCAGGAGCTGCGGATCAGCCTGGAGCGAGCACTGAGCACGCTCACGTTCCGCGGCGAAGGCACCCTCTCTGGAGTCTGACGAATGCCGCTGAAATCACCGGAGGCTGCCGTTCGCAGCCGCCTCGTCGCGACAGCCGGTGTGACCGCCCTCATCGGCACCCGCATCTACCCCGTCATCGCACCGGCCACGGCTGCCCTGCCGTTCGTGACGTGGAGGCGTGTGGCAGTCGAGCGGACGCAGTCCCTCAAGGGGCCGATCGGCACGCCGACAGTAAGCCTCTCGGTCGACATCTTCGCAGAGACCTACGAATCCGCGAGAGATATCGCAGACCAGTGCCGGCAGTCTCTGGATGGCTGGGGGGGCACATTGGAAAATGTGACTGTGGCGCGTGTGTCGCTCGACAACGAGAGCGACGGATTCGCCCAGTTGGCCGGCGGCGACCTCCCGCCGGTTTACACAGTGCAACAAATCTACGGCATCCTCTGGCAGGAGAGTTGACACATGGCGATCACGCCTCATGACGGTGCGGGAACAGTGTTCACGTTTGGCGGCACGGCCTTCACCGTCACGAACATCGTCTACAACCTGGCCGATCCGGCGACCGACAACACGATCGACGTGTCGCACCTCGGGCTCACCGCTGGCAACTCCGTCGAGACGATGGACCGCCCGCTGACCGGCAACGCCACCGACACGGGGCGGCAGGTCACGATTGACTATCTCGGCAAGGCTGTCGTGGCCGATGCCTCCAGCGCGGCCCTTGTGATTACGCACGCCGGTGCATCGTTCCTCTCAAAGAACGCCACGGTTGTGAGCTCATCCGTGACGCTTGCCACGAACGACGTCATCAAGGGCCAGGCGGTCTTCAAGGTCGCTCGCTAGTTGCCGTGACGGAGGCATCCCGTCATGGCTGTCTATGCTGCCGGCGTTACCGTCACCTGGAACAGCGTTGCGTTCACCGAGGTCACTGACTTCAAAGTGACGCTCGGCGGCAATCTGCCGATCTCGCGTGCAGCGCCAGCTGGCAGCGCGTTCTCGCTTGACCTTGGCACTATAGAGATAGCGTGCCTCGGGACCGCGAACTGTAGCGTTGCCAATTACGGCAAGCGTGCCACGTTTCAAGTCTCGGGGCCGGGCGTCGTGTTCACTCACAAGGCTATCTTCGAGCGACTGGCCGTCGAGAAGAAGCTCAATGATGTGCAACGACACACGGTGACGCTGCGATTAGCACCCATCTAGGAGA